AGAAAAAGATAATTTTAGTATTGTGATTTTAGAAGTACATCCAGACCATAGCAGGATCGTATATTGTTGGACTACAAATAGAAGTAATTTTAAAGAACGACAAAAATCAGGACTAACTGGTGAACATGACTTTTATGGATTTTGTGCAAGAAAAATTCGTAATCTAATGAAGACATTTCCTCCTACGGTTATTGGCATGGATGCTCAGGGTGGAGGTATTGCGATTGAGGAAGCTTTGCATGATCCCAAGAATTTAGAAGAGGGAGAAAACCTTATCTGGCCCGTTATTGATTATGACAAAACTAAAGATACAGATACTCAGCAAGGATTACATATATTACAAATGATACAGTTTGCTAAAGCAGACTGGACAGCAGCAGCCAATCATGGTCTTAGAAAAGACTTTGAAGACAGAGTATTATTATTCCCTAGATTTGATCAATTAACACTAGGCTTAGCAATGGACGAAGAAGGAAAAGATATTGTAAAATCTGACCTGACAGATATATATGATAGCCTTAGTGAATGTATCTTAGAAATAGAAGATCTTAAAAATGAGCTTACTACTATAGTCATGAGCCAAACTAGCACAGGTCCTGGGGCTAGAGATAAGTGGGATACTCCTGAGGTTAAACTAGGAAACGGTAAAAAAGGTAGACTAAGAAAAGACAGATATAGTTCTTTAGTTATTGCTAATATGTTAGCTCGACAAACTAGATTAGAGCTTGCTATGCCTGAGTATAATGTCATAGGAGGAGACCGAACACAGATAGTTAAGCAAGAAGGAGATATGTATAAAGGTCCGGACTGGTTTACCAAAAGCGTGAATGACGATTTTTATACTGGCATTTACAGATAAACAGTGTATAATAGAAGTAATCCCATTACGATCCTATTACATTTATAATGATGAGCCATGACAAAAAAATACCCAAAGAGTGATGCTATTGAGGACGCTAAACTTGTAGGAGAGGAAGCTTATGTTACTTGGGGCGATGATTTGGCCTCAAAACAAGAAGCTTTAAATAAGTCTTCTGCTTCTATGGAAGAATATACTGCAATTGAGCATACTAGTGCCATGCGAAGATATGGCCTAGATTATTCTAATCTTGACACCAATACTTCTGGCCGTCCTGGTCTTACTAAGCTTGATTACGACTTTTTTAGACCAGATGAAGCTGTTCCTCGTCAGATTAAAAATATCATAAAAAAAGCAGAAGATATTTATCAGAGGGTTGGCTTAGTAAAAAATGTAATTGATCTTATGGGAGACTTTGGAAGTCAAGGAATCAGAATTGTTCACGTAAATAAAAAGCAAGAAAGATTTTTCCAGAAGTGGTTTAAGAAAGTCAAAGGCAAAGAGAGAAGCGAAAGATTTCTCAATAATCTATACAAGAGTGGTAACGTAGTTATCAATCGTCAAACAGGTAAATTAACACTAAAAGCTGTTGACAAATTATTTAAGAGCACTGCCTCTCCAGACCTAATCATTAATGATTTAGAAAGCACACAGTTAGAAAAAAGAGAGATACCTTGGAGATATACTTTTATTGATCCTGTATATGTAGAAGTATCAGCTGGCTCCCTTGCTTCTTTTGTCAGCGATAAAAGATATGAACTTGTATTGCCTTCAATGCTCAGGAAAACCATTAATTCTCCCAAGAACGATGCTGAAAAAGCTGTTGTCGCACAGTTACCAGATCAGATCTTAGAGGCAGCCAAATCTAAAAAGAATTATCCGTTAGATCCACAAAAGACTTTGGTTTTTCACTACAAAAAAGACGATTGGCATAGATGGGCATTTCCTATGATTTACTCAATTATGGACGATATTACTGTCATCGAAAAGCTGAAACTTGCTGACATGGCAGCACTAGATGGCGCTATTAGTAATATTCGTATATTTAAACTTGGTAGTCTTGAGCATAAAATTGCTCCCACGAAAGCCGCCGCCGCAAAGCTAGCACAGATTCTTGGTAATAATGTTGGCGGCGGTACGATGGATTTGGTATGGGGTCCAGATATTGAATTATTAGAAAGTCGCACTAGTGTTCATCAATTTTTAGGCGAAGGCAAATATGTTCCCCATCTCAATAGTGTTTATGCGGGACTTGGTATTCCTCCTACTCTTACCGGAACCTATGGTGCGGCTGGAACTACCAATAATTTTATTAGCTTAAAAACCCTAACCCAAAGATTACAATATGGTCGAGACGTACTTACTGAATTCTGGGAAAGAGAGATAGCCCTAGTTCAGAAATCCATGGGTTTTCGATTACCAGCCAAAATAGAATTTGATAGAATGGATCTATCTAATGAAGAATCAGAGAAAGCCCTGCTAATTCAACTTGCAGATCGTAGTATCATATCTGATGAATTACTACAGAGCAGATTTGGCTTTGATTCTGAAATGGAAAAAGTAAGACTTAACAGAGAACGCAAAGATAGGCAGTCAGACAGAATGGTACAAAAGGCTAGCCCTTGGCATGATCCACAACCCGAAAACTCACTTAAGAAAATCGCTCTACAAAGCGGAGTAGCCAGCCCGAGTGAAGTAGGATTAAATCTAGATCCTAAGAAAAAAGGAGAGAAAAGTTCACTCGAAATGCGGCAAGCTCTTAAACCAACAAAGTTGGCAAAAGATTCGCCAGAATCTTTGCCTGGTGAACCGCAGCAAGGCAGACCAAAACTTTCTCAAGATAAAGAAAAACGAAAAGACCGCACATTCTCTCCAAGAACTGGAGCATCCATGCTTTTATGGGCATCAGAGACCCAGGAGAAAATTAGTGAGATCGTTAATCCAATTTTGTTAGATTTCTATGGAAAGAAAAATCTCAGAAGTTTATCAAATGAACAGTCTAAAGAACTTGAAAACCTAAAAACCCTTATCTTATTCAACACACAACCATTCTGCACAATAAATGCAAACTATGTGTTAGAAAAAATGGACAACTTAAATCCATCTAATGCCGGTAATTATAGTGTATGGTTAAGACAGTTGGCTATAGATCTAGACAGAGACTTATCTGTTGAAGATCAAAAACAAGCAAAGGCTTCGTTTTATTGTACATTGCATCAATAAAGGTAACAAAACATGATTATATATTCGCAAGAAACAGACGATGGTATCGCTGAAAAAATTTCAGGCTCTAGCTGTATATCATATGCTTCTGTTGTTGAGCCATATGACATTGAACAAAATCAAGATCTTAAAACCAAAATTTTAGCTTCTGCAAATGACGCAGATCTATATTATGTACAGTCTATTCTTGTTAGCTCTAGCTGGAATAGAAACGATGATATATTTGATAAAGCTGAAGTATGGAAAGCTAGAAAAACCCCAGAAGATAAACCAACCAACCTAGAGCATGATGAAAATTTAATTATAGGACATATTACTTCCAATTGGCCTATTGATGACGATGGCAATATTATTGCGGAAGATGTTACAGAAGATTCTTTGCCAGACAAATTTCATATTGTGACCGGATCAGTAATTTATAAGGCTTTTAGCTCACCGGAACTTAAAGAAAGAGCAGAGAAATTAATTGCTGAAATTGAAAACGGAACCAAATATGTCAGCATGGAATGTTATTTTAACGGCTTTGATTATGGTCTTATAGATAAATCTACGGGGTCATTTAAAGTTTTAGCTAGAGATAACAACACTGCTTATTTAAGTAAATATTTGAGAGCATATGGTGGACAAGGCGAACACGACAATTATAAGATTGGTAGAGTTTTAAGAAATATTACTTTTAGCGGAAAAGGTTTTGTTGACAAACCTGCAAATCCGGATAGTATAATATTTAATAAAACACTTATCGATGATTTATTGAATAAAAAAAATGACAATTTATCAGAATCAGGTGTAATAGAACATAAGCCCACAATAGAAGCAGATACGGAGACTATTAACATGAGCGAAAATATCGACAAACAGGTTGCAGAAATTAACGAAAAATTAGATACCGTTTCTGCAAATTGTGCAGATCAAGTGGCAGAAGCAAAAGCAACTGCCTCCCAACTAGAAGAAACCAATAAACAATTAGAGGCTGCTATGAATGAAAAAGATGAAATGTTAAAGAAAGAAAAAACCAAGTCAGAAGAGATTTCAGCAGAGCTAGAGACTCTCGCTAAAGAACATGATGACGAAAAGAAGAAAATGGAAGAAGAGATGAAGAAAGCTAAATCTGATCTCGAAGAAGCAGTCTCAGCTATTTCAGAAAAAGAAGAAGCTCTTAAAGCCGCTCAAGCACAGCTTGACGAAGCAAACGAAGTTATTGCTGGCTATAAGATGAAAGAAGAAGAAATGGCCAGAAAAGACAAATTAATGAATAGAAAAGCATCTTTGGTTGAAGCGGGTCTAGAAGACGACGCTGCTTCCGCTGCTGTTGAAAAGTTTGAAAATCTTGATGATGAAGCTTTTGATTCAATGACTACATTACTTGCTGCTATGAAACCTTCTGAAATGAAGAAGGAAGAAGAAGAAGCAATGATGCCGAAGAAAAAAATGGCTTCAGAAGACGAATCAGTTGAAGAAGCTGAATCTGCTTTGGAAGAAGTAGAGGCTGAAGAAACAGTTGATTTAAGCGTTGGTAGCGATGAATCAGAAACAGAATCAGCAGAAGCTAGTGTTCGCTCAGAACTTGTTGAATTTGTAAGTGCTAGACTCGGTAAAACCTCAAAATAAGGGAGAATAAATATGGCTCTTAAACCAGATCGTATTGAAACAGTAACTGATGTTTCATTTTTCATGAACTCAACCGCCGAAAGAGGTGGTGTGGCTACAATTAGTACAGGCGGTTCAGGCGTTGCCATGGACGATGCCAGTGCTGTTGTTGCTTATGCTGCTGATCCAAGCGGAGCAAAACCTGTTGGCGTTTTGTTAAATGATGTTGTTAATCTTGATCTTACTCGTCAGCATATTAACTGGCACAAAGATGAAGTACAACAGGGTGGCAAAGTTACTTTGCTACAAGTTGGTCAAGTAACCACTGACCAAGTTGCCGGTAGTCCTGCTGCTGGAGACGTTGCATACGTCGCTGCAAACGGCGAACTCGGTAATGATTCAGACAGTGGTAATAACGCTCAAGTCGGAAGATTCTTGAGTGGTGTAGACGCAGATGGTTACGCAAAAGTAGCAGTTAACATTGCCTAATTAAAGAAAAGGGAGAACAATAACATGTCAGCAGAAACTAAAGCATTTCAACCAACTCCAGAACTTACAGATCTTCTAGTAAGATCAGGTTCACAGCACAGAGAGACTTCATTAGCTGCTAATGCAGAATTTGCTAAAGCACTAGAACAGCCTCTTCGTCAGGGTATCCTTAGTGGTAACATCCTCGATGGTATTTTCGAGCCAATCCAATTAGCTCAAAGTGCTACTCCAGAATTCCCACTCGATTTCCTTGCTCCAGGTACCGAAAAAGACTTCGTTGCCTACACTGTTCCTAATCATGGCTATATCCCAGAACGTCATGTCGAAGGCGATTATGTCATGGTTCCAACTTTTGATATCGGTGCTAGCATCGACTATCTATTAAAGTATGCCCGTGACGCCCGTTGGGACGTTGTCGGTCGTGCAATGGAGGTTCTAGAAGCCTCTTTTGTTAAGAAGATGAATGATGACGGTTGGCACACTCTGTTAGCCGCTGGTGTAGATCGTAACATCGTCGTTTATGATAGCGATGCTGCTGCAGGTCAGTTCACTAAGAGACTTGTTTCTCTTATGAAGACCGTTATGCGTCGTAATGGCGGTGGTAATTCAGCTTCCAACAACCGTGGAATGTTGACTGATCTATATGTCTCTCCTGAAGCTATGGAAGACATTCGTAACTGGGGTGTTGATCAGGTCGATGAGGTTACTCGTCGTGAGATTTACACAGCGGCTGATGGTTCTATCAACAGAATCTTCGGTGTCAATCTTCATGATCTTGATGAACTCGGTGATGGTCAAGAATATCAGTTGTTCTATGAGAACACTCTAAGTGCTTCCATGCCAACTAGTCACAACACTGAAGTTGTTGTTGGTCTTGATCTTCGCAAGAGAGATTCATTCATCATGCCAGTTCGTGAAGCAGTCCAAATCTTCGAAGACGATACCCTACATCGTCAGAAGAGAGCTGGTTTCTATGGCTGGGCAGAGCAAGGTTTTGCTGTTCTTGATAACAGAAGAGTACTACTTGGCTCACTATAATCTAGTATTATAGTCTAATAACTAAAGCCGCTCATTTTTGGGCGGCTTTTTTTATATGTTGGGTGTATTTTACTAATATAACAGCAGCCACAGAAAAGGTATATATAATGGGAGCAAGTCAATACAATTTTACTATTGAACAAGGCTCTTCGTTCAAAATGTCCTTAATATATAAGGATAGTAATGGAGACCCTATTGATATTACCGATTGGTGCGCTAGATTAACTTGGAGAACTAGTGCTAATGTTACCCAGGTATTTTCTAGTGACAATATCGATAAAACTTTATATGATTTTAATCTAGAGGGTAGTCTTGGTAAAATCAATTTATTATTTCCTGCTAGCACCACGAACGATTTTGACTTTGGTAATGCCAAGTATGATCTAGAATTACAATCAGATGATGATCATTATAATCAGGGCGGTAAATATGTTATTAGAATCCTTTATGGTACAATAACTATACAGAAACGCTTTAGCAAGTATGAAGAACCTTTGGAGTGTAATGAATAATGAGCGAATTTACTTTGGAAATTTCTGATATTAACTACATAATTGATATAGAAACATCTACTGAAGATAATACAGAAAATTTAGAAATTACTACCACTAATGCTGATACTATTGAGATTACTACCGGTTTTGCTGCTAGCATTGTATATGCTAGCGATGTTATTGGATTAGACAACTATTTAGCAAACTTTATAGACAGCTACAATATAGACTGCGGCACACCATAAACAGGAGATTAAAATGCCAGTTAATACATTATTACAAATGCGTCGTGGCTCAGCAGCCACATGGACTTCTACCAATCCAACACTATCTGCTGGTGAATGGGGATATGAAACAGATACTGGCAGAGCCAAAGTTGGCGACGGTAGTACTGTTTGGACCAGTTTAAAATATGCTAAACTGAGGTATGATGATTTAATTACTGGCAGCGGTGTGTCAATTACAGAGCTTACAGACGGAAATAGTCAGGTCACTGGATTATCTTTTAGCTCTGATCTTGCTGCTGGAGATAATATTACTCTTACTGAATCCAATGGCACTATTACGATTAATGGTCAAGCTGGCATCACGCTTAGCGAAGGAACAGGAATCCATATTGTTGTTGATGGTGCTGATCATGAGATTAATGTGAGTGGGTTAACTTCTAACAACATCGGAGATTTTGTTGATGCTGTAAATGATCGTGTAGATAATCTTTTGGTAGGTGGAGAAAATATACAATTAAGCTATACAGATAATAATAATAATACTTCGACACTAGATATTTCTGTTACTGGTTTAAATTCAGCAGATATTAGTGATTTTAATGATGCTGTTGATGCTAGAGTTACTGCTGCTAGTATTAGTGCAGAAGAAGTTATGGATATTGTTGGAACCGGAGTATTCGGTGTTAGTGGAGTAGGAATCAATTATAAAGATGCTGAAAATCGTTTAGAATTTGGTCTAGTTA